ACGGTGTGTCACTGATGTTCTTGCTGATGGTGCCGACTGCGCCGATATAAGTCATGAGGTGGGTTACATTGCTCCTATCTTGACAGATACAGTCGCAGTACCGCTGCTAGTTAGCGTCGTTAGGTGGACTCGGATGAAGCGGCTGGGTTGATTTTGGGCAAAGAATATGTGTGTGCCATCTGCATCGATCGTACTAACATCACCTGCTTTTTTTGATACTACAGTTAGGTGGCCCCAGTTTGTTCCATCGAGGGAACCTTCGTAGTCGAAGACGGCTTGTTTGCCACCGCCAGTTAGGCCGCTAACTGTTACTTGGAAGACCCAGTTGTGGGCTACGGCTTCGATGGAAGTGAAGTAGCCGGTGGTGGTGCGGCTGCCTTCTGTCCATATCGTGAGCTCGCCATCGTGGATGATGCCGCCGTCGGTTGCCATTATTCGTCCTCTTCTTGGCCTACGATTACTTCGATGCCATCAACTAGGCGGTGGACGAGGGAGGCGATGTTGTAGGCGCTTTCGGGAACTGGAAATATCATTGTTACTTCGAGTGTATCGGTCTCGAAGTCAATTGATAGGTTGGAGCAACTTCCGGTGCATATTGTGGTGGTGACGGTCATTACTTTTTGCCGGGCTTTTTCTTGGGTTTGGTCATGCCCGCTTCGGACATGGCAATTGCACGAGCTTGGGCGGGGTTGGTTACAATTGGACCCTTTTTGCTGCCTGAGTGCAGTTCGCCTTTGCCATATTCAGTCATAACTTTGGCTATTTTCTTTTCGGCTTTAGTCTTCTTTTTTGCTGCCATCGCGGTACCAGCGGGTAGTTCCAGTATAGGTCACCAGACGCGGAAGTCGGTGGAGCCCATGTTTTCCGGTTTGGCAAGGTTGAATACTTGTAGGCACATGTAACCAAGGGCGTCGAATGAGTGATCCACGCCGAGATTTTTGTTGGGCATGTTTGTGTGGGGTGTGTAGGTTAAAGTGCGCAGACTTTTGATTAGTTCCACGCAGCGGGGGTGGATTTTGATGCGGCGGGTTCCGGCGGCGTCGAGGAGGCCCATGTTTACGCAGGTTATTTTGTCGCGGATCTTCCAGGGAGAGCGGGGTGTTGATACGGTGAGGCCCGCTTTGCGGAGGATTGAGTGGTCGGTTGCTCCAACGCCGGAGGTTTTGCGGGCCGCGCCGGTTGGGTCGGGGCAGGTGATGATTCGCCGCTCCATGCCGTATTTGTCAATTAGGGTTTCGCAGAAATCCCAGGTGGTGGCGCCTCCGGTGAGGATTATTTCGTCGAATACCCAGAGTTCGGACTGGTATTTGACGGCACACACGGCGGACATGGGGGATACGTTGAAGTCCAGGCCCACCAGTAGGGGGAGTACGGGAATATCTTTGATTTCGGTGCTTATGTTGGCGTCGCTGAAGTTGATTGCGACTAAACCGCTTAGATTTTCAAAGCTGGCTTCAAATTCTTGGCGGAATGTACGTGAATCGAGTTGGCCTCGCGCTGCTTCGATCTCTGCGGGTGGTACATTGTCGCCGTCGATAGTGGTAAATTGCCAGCGTTTCCAGTCCTTTTCGGCTTCTTCGGCGTAACACCAGAGGTCGTAGAACCAGGAGGCTGTTCCATCCGGAGTGGAGATGAATAAGGCCCAGCCTTGTTTGTCTGCAAGGGAGGGGCGGATCACCTCGAACCAGACTTCGGGGTCCATGAAGGCGGCTTCGTCTAGTACCACGCCGGATAGGCTTCTGCCGCGCAACGCCATTGCGTTTTCAGTGCCTTTTAGTTCGATCGTGCTGCCGTTTACCAGTTCCAGCTTTAGGTCGGTTTCGTTTTTTGCCTTTACCCAGGCTGGCGGGACTAGCTTTTTTAATACTTTCCACGCAATATCTTTGGCCATTCGGTATGTTGGCGCTGCGTAGAAGAATGTTTCGCCGGGGCGTTCGATTGCTCCACGCAGAAGTTCGATGCAAGCTAAATATGATTTACCGAAGCGGCGACCGGCAACGAGGACGCGGAAACGTGAGCGATTGTTGAATACTTGACCCTGGGCGTGGCGTAATGTTAAGCCGGTGTTCGACACGATTTCTTATTTTTCGGTACTTAGATACTACTCTACAGGAACTCGACCCCTACCCCCTGTTGTGTAGTAGGGTAGAGTAGGTTGAGATTGTACCAGTAGGTTCCCGGGACGGTGACCTGCGCCGCGAGAACTCCTACCCTACCCCGGGTGGTACGTTTGGACTAAGGCCCGCGGTTAAGCGGGCCTGTGGGAGTTTGGTTAAGTTTCACCCTTCAGAATAAAGTAGAAGCCGCAGCCCGTACAAAACAGCGCCAGTGGAATTGATGTGGTCGAGCAGGCTAGCACCAGAGCAGAATACATGATTGCGCGCTTCATAATTGGGTTTGGTTTGGTGGTTTGGGGCGCTAGGGTCTAGCGCTTGTCTGTATTGTATCAGCCTAGAAGCTGTTCGACCTTCTTTTTGCCGTTACCGTGTGCCAGAAAAGCAATCGCCACATTCTGCGGCCGCGATTGGCACAACTTGCAAGTTTTACAATCTATGTTTTTGTGTAGTTGAGCAGGACAAACAACCACACGATTGCCCCAAGCGGTATTCCAGAATCTACGCTTTTCTGTAGAGTTAACAACAAACACCGCTCTTAAACCTTTGCTAATCGCCACATCTGCAGCCTGTTCACTATCAGCGGAGACGTTAACTGTGAACCCTTGAGATGTAGCGGCTTTTAGATTCTGCACCCCGATGGGTGTTAATCTGTGGTGCGTGTATGTGTAACCTTTGCGGCCGCGATTAGCGTTAGTTAGTTGTGCTAACTGTTTGGTACCAGTTGCGGTGTTGGGGTCTTTAATATCGCCCGCTTGATTATGGCGCCAAAAAGTAGCTTCGGGCAGAGATTTAATACTATCTAGAAACTTTTGCCAATCCGTGCCACGTTCTCCCGCTGTCACTTTATCCCAATGTAACCGAAGCTTTCCAGATTCTGCATAACATCCATTCAAACGGAATGGGCAAGTTTTGGGGCAATTCTCACGGGAGGATGTGGAAACAGGGATCGGGCCGGTTTTAACGTTTGCCGATCGTTTGGTTAAGTGGGTGAGGGTCATTTTGTTTTAGGGTGGTTTGGTTGCACTTGGTTTGTGCTCTCATACAATACAGCCAAACCGGCCGCCAAACCGCGGGAATCCTAAAAAAAGTATTAAAAGTTTACACACTACATAACTGCGATTAATTCTCAATTGCGCTTGCCGTGCCGTGCTAGGATGCCCCAGCCTGACCCTGCCCTTGACTCTGCCCTAGCAGTACGCTTGCACTAGGGCGCGGTGCCTTAGTGCCTTAGTGCCTTAGTGCCTTAGTGCCCCAGGCAATGAAAGGCAATGAAAGGCAATGAAAGGCAATGAAAGGCAATAATGAAAGGCTAATCAGCATCTAATGAAAGGTTTTCTGGCACACATTCAAGCGCGGGAGTGATATTAACTGGTTCAGACCCTGATGAAAGGTTTTTTGGGCGCGATTCTTCCACCGTAATGTTAAGAATTGGTGCCAACATTGCTTGTTGCTCAGGCGCCACTTCCCCGACGACGGCGCCAAGATCTTTAAGTGCTTGTGTCGCTGTTTGTAATTGTCCCTTTCTTATGGCTGCATTTATCACTCTAAGCCTCATTCCTTGGATACGTGACACTATACTCTCACGATCTAAGTTCCAGTCGTCTCTATTCTGTTCTTTCACCACTTCCCAGTCGCGCCAAGCGGTGCTAAGGGAGATGCTTTCTCTTGTCGCATGGTCGTAGACTAAGTGCCTGGTGGGTAACCCCTCCAATTGGCGCTTATATAGCCTGCGACACCTTTCCTCTACCAGTGCGTTGGGGTTACGTTTCCCGTAGGGTCTGTTTTCTTTCTTAACAGGTAACGATTCGCTATTTGATATTTCCTCAACCTCAATCTCGTCAATCTCGTCGCTCTGCTCCAGTTCTAAATCGGTGTCGTTTTCTTCCATTACAAAGCGCAATATGCTTCTACCATACTACACAGGGTTAGGAGTTGCGTATTCTATAGCGAAGGCATCATCAGGTTCGTCTCCCTGAGTGCAGGAAGCAATAGCTTGCTCGATTGCGTTTTCTTCACTATCTGAAACAACCAAAATAGTTGCGGTTTCTTCGGAGTCCTCCTGGGGATCGATTCTGCGAATGTTCCAGATCATGGTCACTGCATAGGTAGTTTTCATGGGTTCAGAGGTAGGTGGGTTGTAAAGGTACGAGTAGCCAGGTGTACTTATCGGTCATGGTCTTACAGTCGGGGCACTGAAGCGCTGACCATGCAAAATGAAACACCTTGCTAACGCTTTGACAGTGGGGGCAGACGATAGAGCGGGGCCCATTCCTGGGTGCTCTGGTGTGACGGTTGACGGTTTGCATTGATTTTCCGGTTCAGGTGGCCGGGTGTTGTGTACTCTCATACAATAGACAGGTATGCCCCAGCTGTCAACCCCTTGCGTTTACCCCCTTTCTAGTGTAGTATTCCTGAGTTCACCCAACACCCACGGGAACCATGGCAACACAGGACGAGCGCGATCAAATCCGCCTCGAAAAACGGCATTATTCCGATCTTCGTTGGGCAGTAGAGCACAGCATTCTGATGGATTCCGACTGGACCGATCTCCTGGCGCTCCACTCGAATTATGGAAAAGAGGGGCCGCTTCGCCTTGAGCGGGAACTCCTGCCTTTTTGGCAACAAAGCCAGAAAAGGAACCTTGCATTGGATCGCGCTAGGAACCACCCTCTCACCGTCAACGCTGCCGACGTGTTGGCTGAGTTTTCCACAGTTTCCACAACCACCAAATAAAACACAATCCCCCGATGAACAACCCACACACAGCAGCAGAATATGAAATCTGCTACCAACAAATGATGAAATATCAAGCAGAAATCAACGACCAGATCGAAGCAGCTTTTGACACAATCAAGTCGCTTGGTAACCAGGAGGTTATAGATAATTGGGATGAGCACCTGCACTCTCCCGAGGATATTAACGGTCGCAGCACTGATGAACGCTGGAACAAAAACACGTTGCGCCTCATGCAGAACGATATAGAAGATTCTATGTAATCCTGCGTAGCTCCAGTCAAAAAGAAACCCCTTGGAGTGATGAGCTCCAGGGGGTTTTCTTATTGCCTCGTGGTAGGTAGCGAGCGTAACGAGTTTTGACACTCCATAACCGCCCCAGGTGGCAACGTGAGTCTCGCAAGACGCAACGGAGCGAGTGCAGCGAGCGCCATAAAGTGCCCCAGTTCAATCTGGCCCTCGGTAACACCTTGAGTGTTACGAAACGTCACATACCGTATGAAAGGCGGCGTGGTGGCGCGGAGCACTTCGCCCCACAGCACCATGCCGCACATGCTGCGCACAATCATGTCCCAGTTCTTTCAGAGTGGTGTTCGTTGGTAATGAAAGGGGGTAGGAGAACATCGGTCAGTTCCACCCGTTGAAAGGCGGAACCGCAGAGGTGTTTGCCACGTTCCAGCGCCGTGGCGTAGTCGATGCAACGCATCAAAAAGGTTTGGCCTGCGGTGTCATAACTACAGGATTGGAAAACACGGTAAATAGGCATCAGCGGTTCCAGCATGAGCCGTACATACGTGCGGTTTCGTATTCGCGGTTGAAACGCTCGTTAGTGCAGTGTTGAACGGCACGTTCCGCTGCGCAGTGTGCAAGGTTTATGCAGTCGAAAAGGGTCAAGCTCCAGCCTTTGGACTCGTAAGTGGCGTCCCAGCAAGGAAGTGGTGCGGTGGTTGTGGTCATCATCAAGGTGGTGATGTGTACCGTGTAACAGTAGCATGAAAGGCGAGCGTAGCAAGCGCTCCAGCTTCATATATCGTCAAGATCTGCCCATGGTTTTGGTGGTGGTGCTGCGGGGGTGCGTAACTTTTCAAGGTAGGTGACGAAGCGACCGTGGAAGTTGTGCGACCGTTCCAGTAGTTCGTCCTTACTGAGCCAATGCACATCGGGGGGACCGGCGCGGCGGGCAATTACGACTGCTCCACCTGCAAACTCCTGGCTGGGGTTGTGTTGAATGGTTCCCGCGTGGTAGGCGCCGAGTTGATCGAAGTAGTCCTCCAGCAGTTCGGCGCCGCGACGGGTGGCGCTGGTTTTCCAGTCCACCAGCCATAGGCCGGGGCGGTCTCGCAGATACAAAGCGGCGTCGAATGTTCCAGCCCAGCCGTGGCATAAGGCGGTGGCAGCGTGGAGGTACGGCGGGCTGCATGTAATGCGCAGTTCCACGCCTGCTTCGCCAGCGCAGTGTTGTTCCAGCCAGGCATCAAGGCCGCGACCGTAACCGACGCAGCTCAGGTCTAATTTTGGTGGGTTGCTTTTGTACGCTTTTGACAGTGCCCATTTCCAGATCGAGCTAGGGATTCGCGAGCTTCGCTCACTGAATATGGCATCTGTGGTTGCTCCAGTGCTCTTTGCGAGTGCTGCAAGCGCGAGCTTACGTGCCGTTTTGAGGCGCCACTCCACTCGTGAATGGGCGCGGGTGCCGCGGGTGGTGGCCACGCTAGAGATAACGCCAGCGCGATCCCCCATGCGGGCTTTCCAGCGTTCCAGTGCATCATTGTTGGCGGTTTCTTTGAGAATATGAGTGACGCTGTGGTAAACCTTGCCCGTAACGTCGCGGTATACGCGGAATGGGCCAGTGTTGTCCTGCTCCAGTCCAGTGTGGCCTTGCAGGAACATTTAAATACTCTTTCCCATTACATAATACCACTAAAAAGCCCCCAGCGCAAGGCCAGGGGCAAAGGTAGTGGGGGACTAGGCTTTGAAAGGATCTCCACCCGTTAGTAGGCGGGTAATGTCGAAACCGGCAGCACGGGTTTCGGACCATGCAGCTTCAATCACCTTGTTAGTGGTGGTTTTGCGGGGTGCTGGGCGCAGTGTGTAAACAGTGGTGAGTTTTGAGCCAGTGCGGGACAGTATGAAATCCCACTCCTGGAGGTTCTCGTAATCCTCCATCTGTGCCACTTGATCCAGTTCGGAGATGATCGACTTCTGGGTAAGTTGCAAAACCTTTACCTTGCCGTCTTCAAAGTGGTAGACGGGAACGGCGATGGCAAACTTGATGTCGAGGCCGCCGTTGTCTTTGGTGCGTGGGGTGTAGCTGCCTAGTTCCAGTACGACTTCTTCTGGGGTGGGTTCTTGGGGGAAGCGGAAAGGCTTCATGGAGCCTGCGCTGTCCTGGCCCCAGGTTTCCCAGAACTCAAGGGGTTCTTCGGAGAGGAGGGCAAAACGGGCGCTGCTTCCGTCGGCAATTTTGCTGGGAGAAAGGTAGGCGCCACCGCTTTTTTGGGTGATTGCGGCTGTTGCGGTTTTTGAGAGGAATGCCATCTGTTTGGTGGTTTGTGTAGCCCAGGGTGGGCTGTACTTTTACACAGTAACAGGTTGTCAGGATGCTGTCAAGCGTTACCATAGAAAAACGCCCCAGCCGCCTTTCGGTGGTCGGGGCGTCTTTGAACAACCTCACTCTGAAGTTTACCATGTGTACTACACAAGAGCTGCTCGCCTTTGTGCGGCAGTTGCCGATAGGTATTGCCTACGCACCGATTTATGCCAATACATGTCCCATGCAGTCGGGGCAATTAAGTAAAGGCAAGACTCCGTTTGAAAGGGCTCACCATCATGTGATGACGCCTGCGGATGTGGCGTTACAGATTGAGCGCAGGCCGGAGGTATTCCAGGCTGTAGGTATTTTTGCCGGACCTCGTAGTAAGGGGATTGTTTTTCTTGATGTGGACCGGAACCTGTCGCGGTTGCGGAAGAAGTGGAAGGACACACTTGAGGGTGCTCCAGTCGTTACCAGTACGAAGAGCAATGCGGCGAAGTACCTCTTTAGGGTCCCTGAGGAGCTGTGGGGCCAGGTAAAAGGTTTTGGGTTGTCAGATACCGGGGCGGGGTATGAAGTGCTCTGGGGGCGCCAGGGGCTCATCTACGGAACATATCCGGGTTCGAGTGATGGGAAGGCTCCAGCTGGGTCGTATGGGTTTGAGGGGGATCTGGAGGAGGTGCCGGTGGCGCCCGAGTGGTTGTTGGCGGAGATGCGCGATGCGGCGGGGCGCGAAGTGCAGGATGCGGGGTTTATTAAAAACCGTAAAGCGTTGGATTTCTCGGATAGGGACCCGGCGGAAGTTGCTGAGATGATCCAGTGCGCTTTGAAGGTCATACCGGGGCAGGGCATTGGTAGTCGGGATCACTGGATAAAGGTTGGTATGGCGATCCACTCGGAGGTGCCGGGGGATTTGGGGTTGACTTTATGGTCGGCGTGGTCAGCAGAAGATCCCGAGTATGCGGGGGAGTGGACGGAGGAGAATCCGTGTGAACCAGTCTGGAAGTCGTTTAGGAAGGGACCGGTGTCGTTGGGCACCTTGTTCTGGATGGCCGATCAGCAAATGCCCGGCAGGTTGTGGTTGCCCGAGGATTTGCGCAAGGTTGTTGTTGATGTGGAGAGCGACAACGTAACTCGTATTAGGCAGGTGACTATCGAGTTTCCCAAGCTTGTGGCGAAGGCTAGGGAGATCCAGGAGTTGGATAACCCGGCGGAGATGGCACACCGTATGAATGCGTTGGCCTTGGAGGCTGGTTATCGAGATGCGGGCGCACTGGAGCGTTTGTTGATTGCTCAGGTCCAGTACGAGCAGCAGGATGATGATATGGACATCGGTTACCTTATAGATAAAGATATTAAATTGGAGTATTTGATTCCTGATTTGTTGCCTTTACCTGGTGTTGTGATGATTCACGGTGCTGGTGGTGATGGTAAATCTATGACGGCGTGGACACTAGCTAAGCATGTTGCTAGAGGTTTACCTTTTTCTGTACGTGGGGATTTTGTTCCAGTTAAACAGGGGAATGTGTTGATTCTTAATGGGGATCAATCTGAGGTGCAAGTTAAGCAGCAAATGATGGAGTTGGAGTTGGGGCATAATGATCCGATTCGTGTTGTTATGGGTTGGGATATTAACTGGTATTTTAGATTTATTGCGTTGGTTAAAAAACATCAACCGGCATTGATTGTGATTGATTCGATTACTGGGTGTTCCAGGGGATCGGCGTTTGATGAGAATAGAAAGGAGTTTGCCGGGCCGATTTATTGGCTGGCTAATAACAATGGCAGGTTGTTTCCGGCTTGCACAATCGTGCTGATCCATCACAGCAATAAGTCGGGTGGGTTTAGGGGTACGACTGCACTCAGAGACGCCGTGGACGAGGTGTGGAGCCTCAAGAAGCCCTCCGATAAGGAAATGGAGCAGACAGGCCCCTCCTGCCGCCTTATAGGCATCGAGAAGAGCCGTGCAGGCCGTGGCGGCAGCAAGCTGCTG